TATAGTAAAAAGTTATTAAATAGTTTCACGGAGGTAACAAATGGCAGGTGCTGCGGCAGTCAATATACAAGAAATTGACATGAGTACTAGAGTTGCATCTTTTGCGGGGGTAATAGGGGCAATGGTTGTACCGGCTAAAAAAGGTAGAACTGATGTTCCAGTATTAACGACAAATGATGCTGATTATTTAAATAGATTTACACCAAATGGAAGAGTTGAGGTAGGCTACGACCTTTCTAATTATTCGGCATTGGCTTTCTTAGAAAGATCAACAGCCCTATGGATTAAGAGAGTCGCTAATCAAGCTTATTTTAGTGGTTTAAGCATTAAACAAAAGGGTGGTTCAGTTAACCAATCTTTACCAAATGGTTCAAATATCATTGACCCTGCACAGTATGTTTTTGATCAAAACGATGACGTAGATGCGGTTGCACAGGTTGAGGAATTTGTAATGCTATCGGATGTAAGTTCAAGTTTAATGGATACGGGTATCATGATTTTTGATGCTGCAGGTGATTCTTATGCTATTTACGCTGATATTGGAAATGTTGGTGGTGTGGCTCCGGCTTGGACAGTTGGTGCAACCAACATAGTTGCAGTAACAACAATAGCACCTGATTCAGCAGACAATGTTGTAGCCGATGCTTTTTCAACAGTTATTGATGGTTTATCGGGTTTTAGTGCTTCTATAAATTTAGGAACATTAACAGTCACTAGATCAGTAGCGGGTGCAGTTAATGCGTCTGTAAATAACGGTGTAGCCTCTAGTATTAATGTAGTAGTAGCAGGTGCGGATGCAATTAATGGAGCAGATGAAGCTTTACTTATTTATGGTTCTAGTGAAGGTGTATGGGCAGATGATATTGCGGTAACAATTATAACGCATGAAGACGATGAAGACTTAGTTCCAGAAGATGAATCATTTTTAATAAATGTTTTCAAAAAAGGTGCATTAGGTACACCCGTAGAGCAATTTTGGGCATCACTTTCAGAATCCAAAAAAGATGGATATGGAAGAAATATGTTTGTAGAAAAGGTACTTGAGGCTTCAAACTATATTAGAGCTGTAAAGAATGTTTCGATTGATGCTATATATCCAAAATCTCAACCTACAGCTATTTTTCTGAATGGTGGAGATGACGGTTTAGCTGTAACAGACTCTAATATGATAGCTGCGGTTCAGGATTTTAGTAACCCTGATGATATTTATTTTAATGTATTAATGGATGGTGGATACTCAGTACCTGCTTATCAAATAGCAATGAATAATATCTGTATTACTAGAATGGACTGTGTTGCAATCCTTTCGGCTCCTTTTGAAGCAGGAGATAATAACGACTATATTAACGAATTAGTTAATTATAGAAAGAATGAATTAAATCTAAATAGTTCATATTCTGCCTTGTATGCTACTCATGTATTAATAACAGATAGATTTAATGATAGAAAAATTTGGGTATCACCTGATGGATATATTGGTGCTCAAATTTCTTACTCATCAAGTAATTATGAAATCTGGTCACCTCCTGCGGGTTATACTAGAGGTATTATCAATGTTGAAGATGTAAGAAGACGTTTCAGTAAAGGTGAAATGGATACATTACAAAATGTTGGTATAAATCCTATTAGATTTGCACCTGGTAAAGGTATTACTATTTGGGGTCAAAGAACACTATTATCTAAACCAAGCGCACTGGATAGATTAAACGTTAGACTGTTACTAATTGTTATCGAACCTGCTATTGCTGATTTTCTAGAGTATGAATTATTTGAATTAAATACTAGAGAAACAAGGCTACAGGTTACGTCTAAGATCGAAACATATATGGACGATATCAGAGCTAGAAAAGGTGTTTATGATTACTCAGTAATCTGTGATGAATCTAACAACACAGCTGCGGTAATTGATAATTATAAAATGATCTGTGACTTATTTATTAAACCAAGTAAGAGTATTGAAGAAATTCCATTTAGAGTGGTTATTGTAAACTCTGATGCTTCTTTCTCAGACGCAGCACAGGCACTATAAGGAGTAAATTATGGCAACTTTCGGAATTGATTCAGTAAGATCATTACCAAACTTTCAAACAGTATATAAGTGGGATTTACAATTTACACAATTACCTGCGGTAGGGCCTTTGGCCTTCCCGTTATCTCAAGGATTAAATATTCGTTGTGAAAGTACTACTTTACCAAATACTGCAAACCAAAAGATTGAAATTTACCAGAAAGGTCACAAGGTATTTCAAAACGGTATAAATGACTATAATAGTACAATTGATCTTACTTTTACAGAAACAGTTGATAATTATATCAGTAAATTTATTGCGGCTTGGCAAGAAATGATATGGGCTACTAGAAGTGGGCAATCATTCTCAAAAGCTTCAATTGAAGCGGGTATTATCATAACTAGACTAAACGAAGCGGATGAACCAATTTGGGAATATAACCTAAAAGGTGTATTTTTAGAGACTTACGATTTAGGTACATTGGATTCAGCTACTTCTGACGTTATGAGACCAAACGTTACTTTAAGCTACGACTATTTTACTCAAAAACCATTGAAGTAGTCACCCTGCAAAAATATATTTAAAAGGCATTTGAGGGGTGGAATCACCCCTCTTTTATTTTACTTATCTTAAATTCAAACCTATAATTCAAATAAAAGGGAGTTTCATGGCTTTTGACCCAACTAATTTAAGCTTTCAACAACAAGTGAGCAGTCTATTAAATTTTGATACATACGGTATTGATCAGATGCGTTCTATTGAATATGGAAGAAAATATTTGTGGGCTTTAAGATTTCTTGATGTTAATAAACCACCGGCTCCATTTGAAGATTACTTCCCTGCGTCAGATGTAGAATTTCCAATAGCTACACTTGATTCTTATGGTTTTGAGATGGCACAATCGTCATACAAAATACCTCAAAGAGGCGGGATAAAGCAAGTAAGTATAACTTTTTATGATGATATAAATAGTACGCTTATGCGTTGGTTTAGGGATTGGGTTGAAATAGATATAAAGAATAAAGGTAAGTTTATTAGTTGCATCAATGACGATCATAGTTTGGCTTCTATTAATGCTGTGGATTCTTTTGGGAATAGTACTAGAAATGTTACACCTGTTAGGGCTGTTAGAATAGAGCAGTTAAATGCCAGTTTACAACCTACTGGTTTAACCTATGAGTTAAAGGTATACCCAGAGGGTGATTTAAATTTTTCTGGTGGTAGTACAAGTGAAGTAAATGCTTATACTATAAATTTTGTTATAGTTGGAGATAAAACTGAACAATCAAAAGGTAGAGCAAAAAAAGATATATTAGCTAATGAGTCTATAAAATTATTAGGTAGATTCGTGTAACGGGAGAGTAATATGAATGAAAGTAATGAAATTGTAATGCAAGCAGATGAAGTAAATAAAATGGGATTTTTAAATACTTCAAATATAGAGGTAAAAACACTACCATCAAAAGGGTTGGCTTACCCCCACGATGCAACTATATCAGTTAGACCGTATTCTTTTGGTGAAATTAAAAGATTAGCTGAATCTACTTTAAGCTTATACGATAAACTTCTTACAATTGCATCTGGTGTAAATACAAATTTTAGTAAGAACAGTTTAACTTTTTCTGATGTAATCTATCTAGGTGTCATTAGAAAATTAAATACCTTGGGTACAACTAAAGCAATATATCCATTTACTTGTCCTAAATGTAAAACAGAAAATAAGCACATCTTCGATCATTCTGATTTAGAAACTGATGATATAGAGGCAAGTGAATTACCAATATCGGCTGTAATGTCAGACGGTAAAACATATGAATTTATGCCATTGAACTTTAATGATGCTAAAGCAATTAGTGAAGGTTCTTATAATAAACTTATAGGTGGCTCCATGTTGAAAAACAAAACAGCTTTTAATGCATTACTGTGTAAGAGTGTACCATTTGAACAGAGCTATTTATTTTTTAACAGTACAACTGACTCAATAGATCACGAGATATTAGAAGAGATTGATAGTCTATTGGCACATGATATAAAACCATTAACAGGTGAATGTTCTCAATGTAAAACTAAAATTAGGCTACCGTTGAAGAACGCAGTAGATATGGTGTTACCCTTTCGTGAGCAGGAAGAGTCTATTAGAAGTAGAATTTCTTTTGGGAAAGGAACTGAACTTAGCAGGGACTAATCTTATGTTGAAGGATTACATGGATTGTATATCCCTTTATAATAAACTACAGGATTGGTATACTTCAAAAACAAAGTAGGTAATTTATGGCCGAAGATATAAAGGCACTAATTGACGCAAATAAGCAAAGTAAGAATCAAGTAGCTTTGCTTGAATATTTTGATAATTCATTAGAGCTAATTACCAAAGAAAAGAAAGCATCTAAAAGGGAACCATTACATAAAAAAATGGATACCATGATTGCTGTTTTCGATGATACCAGAAAATCATTTGATAATAATACTAAAATGATGGTTGCAGCATTTGGTCAATCTATAGCGGTAATGAAAAAAACCGTTGAAGACGTTATATCAATGGACTCATTTAATGAACCAGATACTGTAGTCGATTCCAACTCAGACTCTTTAAATCAGGCATTCATGGTTGATGTTATTGAAGGAATTCAATTAATTAATAGAAGTGAAAAGGATATGATTTCACTTCTAGGTGAAACCGTAGATGGTATAGGTAATGTAATTGATTATTTGGACGATGCTAAACGACGTGCAGAGTTTGAAGCGGATCAAACTACATTTAATCAACCTGATAATGAAACAAAGGATAAGAAAAAATCTAGCTTTTCTGATATGCTTTCATCCGTAGGTGGACTACTGAAAGGTGGATTAGGGAAAGGTGCAAGTGCAATCGGTGGATTATTAAAATTCTTAGTAAGTCCGAATTTACTAAAATTAGGTAAATTAGCAACCAAGGTAGGGTTACCCATTCAACTCGCTCTTGGTATGTTTAATGCCTTTGATGCCTTTGGGGACGATGAATTAATTTCTAACGTAACTGGTAAGAGCAAGGATGCACTAAACGACTTCGATAGGTGGAATGTTGCATTAGCAGATGGATTGTCAGCTCTAACTTTTGACTTAATCGATACTAAAACTATA